GCACAGGCCCCGGCAGCCGCCCCCGCGCCTGCTGCCGCCCCCGCCGAGAAGAAATATCTTGCCAAGTTCGCTGTGACGGGCACACTGCCGCAGCTGAAAGCACTGAAAGCATTCATGGAAAAGGAAGGTATGCAGTATGACACAATCTCTTAACAGCGCCCCGCAGAAACAGAAGTTCAGCGTTGCCATCAACAGCAAAATGTATCAGAACCTTATCGCCAGCACGCTGCGCGACCCGGCCCGTGCCCGCCGCTTTAGCGCCGCGATCACCAGCGCCGTGGCCGTCAACCCTGCTCTGCAGGAATGCGATGCCGGCACGATCCTTGCCGGTGCTCTGCTGGGCGAAAGCCTCAACCTCAGCCCTTCCCCGCAGTTGGGTCAGTATTACCTCGTGCCGTTCAAGCAGAAGGCCAAGTATGACCGCGACGGCAACATGGTTCGCCCGGAAACCACCACCGCCACATTCGTGCTGGGCTACAAGGGCTACATTCAGCTGGCGCTGCGCAGCGGCCAGTACAAGGATCTGGATGTCATGGTCATCAAGCAGGGCGAGTACATGGGAAAAGACCCGGAAACCGGCAAGGCCAAGTTCCAGTTCATCGAGGACGATGACGAGCGCGAGACCCTGCCCACCATCGGCTACATGGCCTACTTCGAGTACCTCAACGGTTTCCGCAAGGTCGTCTACTGGTCCAAGGAAAAGATGATGACCCACGCAGATACTTTCTCCAAGGCGTTCAGCCGCCAAGGCTATGAGGACTTGATGGCTGGCCGCGTTCCCGAAAAGGATATGTGGCGCTACTCCTCGTTCTGGTACAAGAACTTTGACGACATGGCGAAAAAGACCCTGCTGCGGCACATCATCAGCCGTTGGGGCATCATGTCCATTGAAATGACTACTGCGCTGGAGCATGACGATGCCGTCAATGTGGCCGATGACGGGCAGATCGTGACCGAGACCGTGGAGGCCGCCCGCGCCAGTATCCCGGCAGACGCGCAGGAAGTGCCGAGCACCGAACCCGAAGCACCCGCCCCGACAGCAGAGGCCGAGCCCGAAGCTGTTGACATCAGCGCACTTTAATGGAGTACAAAATCATTTCCACCGGCAGCAAGGGCAATGCCGTGGTGGTGGATGGCCACATCTTGATTGACTGCGGCGTTCCGTTCCGCCGTCTGGAAAGCGTCTACCGCGATCTGGACGCGGTGCTGCTGACACACATCCACAGCGACCACTTCCAGCCAAAGACGCTGGCACGGCTGGCCACCGAGAGACCGTCGCTTCGGTTCTTTTCCTGCCCGTGGCTTGGGCCTGACCTGCAGAACGCGGGCGTGCCGCTGCGGCAGATCACCATCACCCAGCCGGACCGATGGTACGACACCGGGTACTGCTTCGTCAAAGCCTGCGAGACCAAGCACAATGTGCAGAACTGCTGCTGGCATATCTGGTTCAACGATGGCAGCAAGGTGTTCTACGCCACCGACATGGGCAACCTTAACGGTATCACCGCACCGTACTATGACCTGTATCTGGTTGAGGCCAACTACCGTGACGAGGAAATCCAAGCCAAAATTGCCGAGAAAAAGGTCAACGGTGAGTACATCTACGAGAAGCGCGTCCTCCGTGACCACATGAGTGAGCAGGATGCCATCGACTGGGTGTATGGCAATATGCGCCCCGATTCAACCTATGTCTGGCTGCACTGCCACAAGGAGGAATCCAAATGAGGGCGCGGCTGGTGCGCATGGAGCCCGGCTACCGTGGCCGACAGCGCATCGTCATTGAGATTGCCGGGGATTTCCGGGAGCAGTTCGACCAGCTGCAAGGGGCGCTGCTGGAGGTGCAGATCACCCGCGCGATACCCCGGCGCAGCTTGGCGTCTAACAACTACTTTCACGCGCTGGTGAGCCGCATAGCCTCCACCGTCTGGGGCGAGTTTGACGAAATCAAAAGCGATTTGGTGGTCGAGTACGGAACGCCGTGTCTGGATAAGGCCGGTCAGGTCGTCATGGTGGACTTGCCGGAGGGCACAGACCCGCACAGCTATTACCCCTACACCCGCCTTATCACCACCCACGAAAAGGACGGCAGCCGCTATTGCAGCTACATCCTGTATAAGCGCACCAGTGCAATGAACAGTTCGGAAATGAGCCATCTGATAGATGGCGCACGGCAAGAGGCCCAAGAGTTGGGCATTGACATTTAAACAAAGGAGATATTTTATGACAAATTCTCAAGCAGACCGCAAAATCAAAAAGCTGCTGGACGACATGGCTCGGAACGGCAGCACCTTTACCAGCACCGAGGATTTGATGAAAACCATCGGCGGCATCATTGACAAGTACGGAGAATCCGAAGATTGGGAAATCGGCGTGGCCGATGAGGCTACGGTCTGCATCCCTCTCTCCCGGTACGATGAACTGCTCCGCAGCGAAAGCGAAATTGACATTCTCTGCACCCTTTATGCGGATGAGGGTGTTGCTATCGAAACGGCCATCGAGGCATGGGGTTCTATTGCAGAGATTAGAAGCCGCCGTCTGGACTGCGACAGCGAGGACGACACCGATGAAGAATAAACCGTCCTGCCCGCCCGGTTGGCCAAGGGAGGTGGTGCAATGCTCCGACCTTATTTCTGTGCCTACCACAGCTACCTTGAAAACATGGAGCTTTTGAACTCGGAGGAACGCGGACGGCTTTTCACCGCCCTGCTGGAATACAGCAAGGATGGCACATTGATACCTCTCACCGGAAATGAGCGGTTTGTTTTTCCCGGCATCCGTTCCCAGATTGACCGGGACAAGGAGCAATGGAAAAAGACTGACGAACAGCAAGCGTCCTATGGCCGTAAAGGTGGCCGTCCACGGAAAAAACCGCCTGACGGAGAAAATGAAAAAGCTACCCTTTTAAATGACACAGATAAAAAGGGTGGCTTTTCTGAAAAAGGCTCCCTTTTTTCAAAAAGCCTAGAGAAGGAGAAGAAGAAGGATAAGGAAAAGGATAAGGATAATATATCTTCTTCTACTGCTACTGCTGAAAACGACATTTCCGCTTGCGTCCAAGCCTACGAGCAGAACATCGGCCCTATCGCACGGGCGGCGTTTGATGACATTTCCCGCCAGCTGGCCGACCTGCCCGCTGACCTGATCTGCGAGGCTATCGGTGAAGCAGCGCTCAACAATAAGCGCAGCTGGAATTATGTCAAGGCCATTCTCAAGCGCTGCCGGGAGCAGAACATCCTGTCCGTGGATGTCTACCGCGCCGAGAAAGAAAACCACGCCGCCGCAGCGGCGGCCAGAGCCGCGCCCGCTGCCCGCCCACAGAGCAAGCAGGCGGCAGTACGCGAACGGCTCAAAAAGCGTCTGGAAGAAATGGGAGGTGCGCAGAGTGACGACCCAGCAGACAACCGAATTTATGTTGAAGCTACTGAACTGGTGGCCGAACCTTTACCGGGAGAATGACCCGGACGAAATGTCCGATGCCTGGGCGGTGTCGCTGACCGATGTTCCCTATGATGCCGCCATGGCTGGGGCGATTGCCCTCAGCCGCACGATGAAGTGGCCGCCCACTGTGGCGGAGATCCGTGAGGCAGCCAAGCCGTACATAGGATTTCAGCCCGATTTGCTGAATGTGAGGGTCGCCATTGATGCCCACGAAGAACTGAACTTGCCACTGCCGCCGTGGTTCTACGCCGCCGCGCAGAAATACGCAGCGCAGATCCCGCCTGACTACCAGCCCGCAGCCCTGCTGCAAGGAGGCTTGCTTAATGGAAAATAACCGCAAAGACCCCCGTCGCCAGCTGATCGGCGCGGTGAGCAAGGCGCTGGGCCAGCAGTTTGAGCGCGACATCAACGCCGCGTTCGACCACTACCGCCGTCTGGGCGTGGCATCCATCGAAAAGACGCCCGAACCGTTCCACATGACGGGCCGCGAAAACGGCGGCAAGGTCGTGGGCTTCTACGAGAAAAAAGCCCAGCCCGACTACGCCGGCACACTCCGCGGCGGCAGGTCCGTCTACATGGAGGCCAAGTTCACCGGGTCGAACCGCATGGAGCAATCCCGCGTCAGCCCCGGCCAGACCGAGTATCTGGACGAAAAGATGCGGCTCGGTGCTTTCTGCTATGTTCTGGCCGGATTTTCCCACGGCGGTGCGTACTGCATCCCATGGAGCGTCTGGCGCTCCATGAAAGAACACTATGGCCGCAAGTACATTACCGAAAATGACATTACGCAATACAAAATTCCGAGAACCACCACAGGCATGCTGGCGATTCTCGGCACCGGAAAGGAGTAAACCCTTATGAAAATGAATGAAGAAGCAACTTTCGCCGTCTACCAGAAAAAGCTGAAGGGCATCTGCGAGGAAAACGACTTGCAGGCCACTTTCAACCGCAGCGGCTACCCGCTGACCATGACGGTGCGGCCTCTGCAGGATGTGGCCGACCAGATGTCGATGCTGGAAAAGGTCGAGGACAACGGCTACACCAGCCCCGATGCTTCCATCAAGTTCAGCTACGAGGACGGCGCTATCAAGTACACCTTGAGCAAGGAGTTTGTGATCTCCGATGCGCTGTTTACCAAGCTGAAGAACCTGTTCCGCAATCTGCACGATACTTGGCTCCAGTATTTCCACCGCACCGTCATCCAGAAAAAGCTGTTGAACGCCAATGTGCCCGACATTCCCGAAGATGCGGACGGATTCGGAGACATTGACCCGGACGACCTTAACGCGGATGGTCTGGTCGATACCACCCCGCCCGAAAGCACGGACGAGGAGGAGTAAACCATGGCAAAGGTGGTGCGGGGCGTTGACAGCTACAAAAAGGAGTTCTTGAGCATCTTCAACAGCCTGTGCGGCCGACATGGCCGATGGGAAGTCTGGTCGGATTTTATTCAGCTGACGGCCATCGACATAAGCAATGTGACCGACAAAGGCAACGCGCCGAAGCGGGCCGCAGATGCAAGGAATATCGCCAAAAAGTACAGCGAGGACGAAATCAAACGCATGGCCGAAATGCTGATGCAAATGGTTTATGCCATTGACGAGAAGCCCGACCAAGATTTTCTTGGCGAGCTGTACATGACCTGCGAGTTGGGCAACGACCACGCCGGGCAGTTCTTCACCCCTTACAATGTGTGTCAGGCAATGTCGGAAATCAGCTTCGACCCCGCGCGGTTTGAAGATATAGGCTTTGTATCTGTTAATGACTGTGCCTGCGGCGCGGGAGCGCTGCTCGTCTCGTTCGCCAATGTCTGCAAGCGGCACGACATCAACTACCAGCAGAAAGTGATGTTCGTTGCACAGGACATCGACTACACCGTTGGGCTGATGTGTTACATCCAGCTTAGCTTGATGGGCTGCGCCGGATATGTTGTTATCGGCGACACACTTATCAACCCCTGCACCGCCTACGATAAAAAAGGCCTGCTGCCCGCAGGCGCCCCGGAACGGATCTGGTTCACGCCGCTGTTTTCCGATGGCATCTGGTACGGACGCCGCCTGGCGGCACAGATGGACCTGCTGATTTCGGGAAGTTCACGGAAAAGCCCCGAAAATGTCAATTCGCTCACGGAAAAGCCTGAAAAAGTGGCAGATTCGCCCGCGAAAGACACAAAAATGCCCTGTTCGTTCACAGAACCTGCAAAAGCAGCAGCACCGGTTTCCACCCCGGTTTCCACTAAAAAAGTGGAAACATGGAAACCCGCCGAGTTGAACGAAACCAAGAACGGGCAGCTGACTTTTTTCTGAAATGAGGTGATGACATGGAAGATGAGAAACTGGCCGATAAGCTGCTGGACCGCATTCTGATGGTTCTGATGCCCTACGACCAGATTGATGTGGAGCGAGTCAAAGCCAAGCTGACGGTGGTTTTGGATGACTACCAGATTTCCCCAAAACAAGAGGCTCTGGCGGTCTACACCGAGGGCAAAAACGACTACTATCTCCGAAAATTCCTGCTCGCCAAGGCTGTTGCAGGGCGGCAGGAGCGCACGTTGCGCCAGTACAAAGATGAAGTTGGCAGGGCGCTGCGAGGCATCGGCAAGGATGCTGACACCATAACCGCAGATGACATTCAAGTCTATCTGGCGAAAGTCCTGTCGAGGGGAGGGTCGAAATGTTACTGTGACAACATCCGCCGAGACCTCAGCAGCTTCTACAACTGGCTCTACCGTGAGGAAATCATCCGCACTAATCCGATGAATAAGATCGACAACATCAAGTTCAAGCGGGAAAAGGAAAAAGCCCTCACCGACATGGAAATCGAAATGATGCGGCAGGCCTGCCAGACCACTATGCAAAAGGCAATTATGGAAATGCTGCTCTCCACCGGCTGCCGTGCAGCAGAACTTGTATCCATCAAAATCGCGGACATGGACGAGGATAAAGTTTCTATTCTGGGCAAGGGCGGCAAGTGGCGCACGGTGTACATCAACGCAAAGGCTTTTGTGGCCGTAAAAAATTATCTGGCTGACCGCAAAGACACAAACCCCTATCTCTTCCCGCGGGAAATCAATACGAAGGAGCGCACGATGATTTCCAACTTCAGCCGGAAAGACTGGTTCAAAGACCCCCGACTGGTGACAAAAGCGGACCACTTCGGGGGCGAAAGCGTCAACAACATGGTTCGCACTATCGGCAAGCGGGCCGGGGTCAAGGGCGTGCATACTCACCGTTTCCGCCGCACCTGCGCCACGCAGGCCCTGCGGCATGGGATGCCGATTGAACTGGTTTCCATGATGCTGGGCCACGAGCAAATCTCAACCACACAGATCTATCTGGACATCCGTGATGACGATCTGCAAGCAGCCCATCGCAAATACGTT